ATCCATATGCACTCGATTACCCTGTATGTTTGACGTCCCAACAAATGGTGATGCATCAATTTTTACATAGCAGTGCCGAAATTCAGTATGAGCCGTGCGCGGATAATTATGCGTCGACTTATTTGAATCGCGATGATGTGAAAGCGGCGATTCACGTGAAATCAGATATTGTGTGGGAAGAATGCTCTCAGTTGGCGAAATATAAGATGAGCGATAAGATGTTACCAATGGAGAAATATTACCCGATTCTTCTTAATTCAAAGACGCATCCAGATTTGCGTATTTTGGTATATTCAGGGGATGATGATGGCGTGTGCGGGACTGTTGGAACTCAACGATGGATTTATGATCTAGGGTTTCCCGTGGATAGTCTATGGAAGACGTGGTATGTAGATGGACAAACGGCTGGATATATAACAAAATTTAAAACAGACCGCAATTCCGACTCAAGATTTGCTTTTATGACGGTTCACGGAGCCGGGCACGAAGTGCCCACGTACAAACCCAAAGAGGCGTTTGAATTATTCCAAATGTATATCACAAATACGATATAAAGTAACAATTTCCTTTTCACATTAAAAGTGTATAAATAATACGATACGTAACATATATTGTATTATTGGTCATCGAAAAATTGTTTAAGATCGTGTAAGAACCCTAATGGTGAATCAGAATTCTTAATAAATTGTTGGTGTATAAAAGTATGAAATGCTGTTTTGAGATTATCATCTTGTATGTAGAGAACACAAACCTTAACAGCTGTAAATATTTCGTCCATTATTGATTCATATTGTATAGTTGAAAAGTGCGATGATTGTCCAAAATCAATAAGCACAGGCATTATTCCACACGATTTTACATAATATGTTTTGTTTCGATATTGATATACAATTCTTTTTTTGGTTGTGCTTTGAATAAGAATATTTCCGGTATTGAGATCACCGTGATTCATTTTGTATTTTGTTCCAAGAATCAATATTGTGAATACTAATTGAATAAGCAAACTGCGTATTTCTATAATAGAAGCCTTTTTTATATATTCGCTAATATCTCCATTGGAAACATATTCCATTACAATAAAATGTAGGTTGTCTTGTTTATTATTACAAAAAGTGACGGGTTCGTTAATTTTATTTGCCCATCTTGATTTATCATCCATACAAGAAAAATCACAAATATATTTAACTACATTATCAAACCCTTTTAATCGACGCATTGCAGCTAATTCTTTCAAAACCATTATATTTCTAGCATCGTGAATTTTTACAATAACTGGATTATTATAATTTTCCAATTTTGATTGAATTATGCTTACAAAATTATCGATATCACTACCCATTTCTTCAGAACTTTTTAGTGATTTTATACCGACAATTTTATTATTTTTGCAATTAGTATTTTTTTCTATTTTGATAGTATTTACATCATTAAATCTTGAACGTTTTTTTTTGAGTAAATGTGAAAACAACATAATATATTATATTATAAAAAATTGATTTTATATATTTTTAAAGATCATTTTTCGCATAAAACTGAACACCGAAAAATAGATACTTACAAAAGCATTAAATATTATAATATTGATAAATTGATAAATTAATTAATAAATTAATTGCGAAAATGAGCGATACTAAGAAGTGTTATACAATTACTTATGGTGATGTAGCTGAAAATCATGCAAAAATGCAAAAGATTGGTACATTACATGAAAATGGATATTCCATTGAGAAATTATTACAAATACAAGAAAAATTAAATAGTATTGGATTAACAACAGAAATGATAAATTTGAATGAAGATGTTGATGAGACTTTTGAACAAGCAAGAGTATTAGTTATTAGAGGAGCGGTCCAATATATATTTGATGAATTAGAATTAGATACAAATGATTTAATGGAAGAAAATGATAATTTAACTATGGATAAGCATGCATTAATGCGAGGTCGAGTAGTAAATAAACATGCAAGATGGAATTTATGTTTTGCAGATGAAGATCAAGAACCAGATTATGAAGATGGTAAAGGTCGTATAGTATCATGGAAACATATTCCTATGATGTCGAGAATAAGAGAAGTAATAGCAGAATGGACGGAAGATATTCTATTAAATGCGGAAGCGAATTATTATTATGATATATCAAAATGTGGTATAGGTTTTCATGGAGATGGTGAAAGAAAAAAGGTTGTAGCTATAAGAATGGGTGAGTCGATGCCATTATATTATCAATGGTATCAAAATTCGAATCCAGTAGGTAAGTTATTTGAAATTACATTAAATGATGGAGATATGTATATTATGTCGGAAAAGGCGGTAGGTTTTGATTGGCTTAAGAAGAAGGTTGCAACATTAAGACATGCGGCTGGAAGTAAAAAATATACGGGAGTGTAAATAATAAATAGATGTATATATTGTGTATGATTTTGTATGATTTTGTATAATTAAAATTTAATATAATTTTTTTTTATTTCACAGCAAATCGCAAATTTTATTTCGGATAAATTCAATTTGAAAATTCCACCAAGTAATATTGGCGTCTTGAAACGTTTGTAGGGCATCTTTATCTAATAATAATTCGGCGCAAATATTATATGCATTATTCCAAGTATCCGCTTGTATGAACTTGGGTTTATATCCATTGTATGCAAATGTATCGGATATTTCTTTGTTATCGCCTACAATAACGGGGATGGCGCCGGCGACGATGGCCTCATATATGCGGAAACAATCAAGCGAAATATTACCTCTACCAATTAAGACAAAAATGGAATCAGAATATAATTTAAATAAATCCGCTGGTAAAAATTGCAGCTTTTGTATATTCCAATTGTTATCAACGGGAACAATCATATTATTTTTCATATTGATGAAAATCGAACACATTTCGTGGCGATCAGATTTGAGTTGCCCGACAAATGACGCGGAAATTTTGCGATCAACCATTTTTGGACGAATCGCATTATAAGATTGTACGCCATTATTAACATAACCGATTTTTCTATATAGTGGTACCGATTTATCAAGTAAGAACCCAGTAACATATCCCAGCGGAATTTGAGCGGTATTCGATAAATAATTATAAGAAGGATGATTGTAGTTTCGGAATAGGAATTTTGTATAAAGAGCCAATTTTGTCCAGTTATTATGACGACCATCTTCATCGGAAAACCAAAAAATAACAATCGGATTTAAGAATTGTACAACCTTTTCCACAACATCTAATTTTATAGCGGGATTTATGCAGAAAATATTATCCCTGATTAAATCTTTGCGGTGCATTAGAGAAAAAATATTTTGTGCATTAAATAATTCAACCTCTAATTTATTCTCAAAAATATCGGAAACGATATAATCATATTCCCATTCGCAGCTTTCTAAAAATAAAATCTTCATAATTGTATTAGATATAATATTTAAAATCCTCTAATATTGTTAATAAAACATTTATTGGGTTTGCATTTCGCGTAAAACGCGCAGCCCGCTATTATATGCAGCGTGCATTGATCCATAATAAATAGGATCTGTATGTTCGCCAGCAAAGAAAATGATGTTGCTTATATTTTTATATACTGCTTCAAAATCTTCGCAATAATAGGAATATGCACCTTGACTGAAAATGTCTTCTTCCCATCTAGACACGTGTCAAGATGTAGGCTCGACAACATTGTGGAAGCACATTCGAAGATTTTCAATAACATTATCGATAATTTCTTCGTCAGATAATCGTGCGAGTTTCCAACCCATATTTGCCGGGAAAACCGCCTCTAATACGGGCTTATCTTTCGAATTCATATAATTATTCCACAAAATAAATGGGCAGTCTCCGCTATTATCACAATGCAAATAATATTGTTCGCCGGTAATTAGAGGATTGTATGTTAATATCATTGGTTCTGTGCCCCAAAAAACTTCGTCGCGATTAAATTCCAATTGCACCTTTTTATATGAGCCCATTTTTATTTGAGATAATGCGTGTAAACGTGCTGCCTCTAGTGGAGGGGAAAAACAAATGTTTTTAAGTGGCCCAGGTGGAACAGTAATACACAACTTATTACATACATATGCTTCGCCATTTTGTGTATAAACAGTGACGCCGGTATTTCCATATACGACATTAGTAACGATCTTATTGTATTGTATCCGGTTTTTAATATTGTGGTGTGCCGAATTGATAATTGTGTCGAGTATTGATGACGCGCCATTTTTGAAAAGGCAATGTGAACCGCCATAATCGCCGAAAAGCGCATTTTGGAATTCGTCAGTTTGTAGGAAAGATGTGGGTATATTATTAACACTACCGCCGCACCAAACTTCCATCATATATATGAAACTGTAAATAAGGGAATCGTCGGTTTCTTGTATAGAATCTCGTAATGCATCGCCGATAGATTTATTGGGGATGGATGCGATTTGTGCGGCTAAGTTGCGCCATTTGATTGCGGTGGATTGCCGGGATAAATCGGGCACTTCACCAGAAGAAGATAATAATTTAATGGGCATATTTTCAGAATGCATCCACGGATTGCTGTTAGAAACGGCTATTAAATTTTGATTGTCTAAATATTTATTTAAGGGGTTATTGATGCATCCGTGGAGCCATGCAGCTCCCATATCCATATTGTTGGTATTTGTGAATACGCGTCCGCCCATACGATCCCGCGCTTCCAATATTAAAAAATCGTCTGTTTCTAATCCTGCCGCAATTGTTAAACCTGATATTCCCGAACCGATAATAATGATATCTTTTGAAATCATAACTTTTTCTCTCTTGTATATGTTAAACGCCGAATTTTATGTTGTTTTCCAAAATAAAATTCAAAGATATAGAGTTATTACAAAGTTGGTGTAAAAAATATTAGAAACAAAACACGTATAATAAGTATAGAATGAGCTATTTTGCGGATATTTTTTTGGAAAACATTGATAAGCGTAATGTGAAAACTGTATTCGAACTGGGGTCGCGTGATTTGCTTGATGCGAATTTATTACAAAAATATTATAAGGCAACTGTCTATTCATTTGAGTGTAATCCAGACTGCCTTAAAGTATGCGATAAGAATTACCATTCATTTGATGAAGATGCAAAAAACAATATTCGTGTTGTAAGACAAGCGGTTTCGCTAACAAATGGGGATGTGACTTTTTATCCATTTGATTTGAATGAATACAACAATATGGGGGCGTCGTCGATGTACAAAATCGATTTCAATATGCGATCTAAAAATGATCCCGATTATGGACGGGCAAATCCTCAGACCGAAATAACGGTAAAAGGCACTCGGATTGATACGTTTATGCAAGAGAATCAGATATCGAAAGTGGATTTGTTGTGTATTGATTTGCAAGGATATGAATTGAACGCGATCAAGAGTTTTGGTGAAAAATTGAGAGATGTGAAATATATAATAACAGAATGCTCGATAAAAAGCACATATGTGGGAGGCGCAACATTTTTGGATTTATTGGAATATTTATCGGAAATGGGATTTGAATATTGTGGTAGCAATTTATTTGGGTATGAATTCCCACATGTGGAAATAGATGGTTTTAGTGAATTTGATGCGTTATTTGTGCGACGGATATAAATCATATAAACGAAACAATATTATTATTTACATCAGTATTAAGAGATGTTTTTTCCAATTCTTTCATTATTCGCTGTTTCATAATAGTTTCGTAGCGGATAACAATTTTTTTTATTTCCGATAGTAGACGGATTGCTGATTGTATACTTTGATATTCCCAACTATTACAATAATATGGGTTAGTATTCAAATCAGTTGCTTTCTGTAATAATGATGCTGTGATTTTATCATTGGGAAGCATTTTAATTTGACCGCCTAACCAATAATGGCCATTCGCATATGATGATTTTGTAGTTTTGATATAATCAGACAGAGCAGTTTCGCCGGGTTCGACAATATATTCAGTATCGTTGGATGGAACAAAATTAATAAGGTCATTAAGTGATGGTGTTATCATATTTTTACTTACCTATATAAACAATAAAATTTTATATGATTATACATTATATTATGCAACGTTGCCCGAAAGGATCGGTAAAAAACAAAAAAACGGGATTATGTGAACCAAAAAGTCCACGGTGTCCAAAAGGTTCTCGTAAAAATAAGAAAACGGGTCTTTGTAAAAAAATAACTGTGAAATCAAGCGAGACACCTGATAAAAATATAAGTACGAAATCAAGCGATATGTCTGCGAAATCAAGCGAAACGTCTGATCATCAAGAATTAGTAATTCCTCTAGATTATAGTTTGCACAAAATCACAACAACACACGGAAATATTATAATTCAATATAAAATTGTACCATCGACAAATAAAAAATTCGCGATATTTGATGTAGATTGGACACTAATAAAACCCAAAGACGGACGAAAATTTCCTCAGAATGTTGAAGATTGGATATGGCTGAGAGAATCGGTCCCTGAAACAATAAGAAAATATCACGAAGACAAATATAAAATTGTATTTTTAACAGACCAAACAAAACCATGGAAAGTCTCTATGATCGAAAATGTAATAAAAGAAATTGATGTTCCGATAACATGTTTAATAGCAATGAATAAAACATATCATAAACCGAACCCAGATTTTTTTATGGAGACATTTAGAGATGCATATGATCACGACACAAGTTTCTTTGTAGGTGATGCGGCTGGTCGAGAAGGAGATTGGTCAAAAAATGATATTGGTGTAGCTGAAAAAATAGGTATTAAATTTTACACACCGGAAGAAATATTTCGCTTGGAACATAAAAATATAGAGAAAAACTTGGCGTCATCAACGAAAGAAGTAGTTATTATGGTTGGATATCCTGGTTCGGGAAAAAGCACAATTGCAAAAGAATTGGAGAAACATAATTATATACGAATTGACGGAGACGCATTGAAAACAGGGCCGAAAATGATAAAAGAAGCGGAGAAATATGTTGATCAACACTCTATTATATTCGATGCTACAAACGGAACAAAAGAAAGACGTCAATTGTATATCGATTTTGCGAAGAAACATAATTTAGGTGTTCGGTGTTTGTGGAAAACAACGTCAATTGGAGATGCGATGGAACAAAATCGCGAAAGACAAAAACAAGGCGGTCCTAAGATACCCGATATTGTATATTACACATATCGTAAAAAATTTGAAGAACCGACTGAAGACGAGTGCGTCGTCGTAAAAATCTAGACCTGAAAATTTCATAAAATTGAACATTGTTTTATGAAATATATTTAAAGCACTAAATATAAATTAATACGTAAATAACTAACAAACGAACAAACTAACGAACAAACTAAAACAATGCAAACTGAAATTGAACAATATATCCGCACTATCTACATTCCTTATGTGTACGCGGACAAAAATCCATCATCAAGTGAGAAAAATGATAAAAACTGGTTTGTGCATTTTATTAAAGATGCAGTAGATGGAAATTGGTATAACTTCTACCTACATTGGTTAGATAATAAATCTGATCGAAACATAAATAACATTTTGGATGTTACAACATTATGTAATATGATGAACAAAAT